TAACTTTACTTGTTTTAAGTTTGTATATATAAATACATAGTTTTTAAAAAATTAGAAAGCACAAAAAAGGGGATATTTTGGTATCCCCTGATTGTTTTTATTATTTTTAGATTAGTATTCTAAGATAGCGTAATCATAAGATAATGTTAAAGTGATAGTTGCTACTTCGTTTGAAGTGAAATCTAAATCACCAAAGTTAGCTTGAAGAATGAAAGCTCCTTTAAGTTTCCATTGTTCTATTTTATCGCCGACTGGTCCCAACATATAGATATCGATATCCTTTTTGTAGAAATCAGCGTATCCATCTCTACCAGTAATAGATTCATGTGATAATCTCACCCACTCCATTACCGCTTGTGCTCCAGATGGAACGATTGGGTCATAAAGAGTGATTTCTAAATCTTGCCACTCACCTTTACCTTTCAACTGTCTTTTAACGTTGATATGGTCTAAAGTTACTTTCTCAAAGTTAATTTGAGGTCTGTTACCAGCTTTTACTAAATATGATTGAATACCATCAATTTCCATGATGTATCTGTTCTTCATTTTAGGTTCGAAGTTCGTATAGAACATCTTATCAAATTCTAATATTTCTGCCATTTTTGTTCCTTTTATTTTATATTAATAAATATCTAATTCCTTTATTTTCAAATTATGCGTTGAAAGATGCTCCCGTTGGTAAGATGTTGAAATCAATTACGATGAATTCAGCCGTCTTTGCCGGTTGTAAGAACACTTGTCCTGCTAATACATTTCTATCGATTACATCCGGTGTGTTGTTAGTTTCATCCATTACAACTTTGAATGCGTATAAACCTTGTCTTTGTTGGATAGCCTCTAAATAAGGGTTTACAGTGTTTAAGAAACGAGTTCTAGTTGTAGATGTATTTTGTTCGAACACTAAATAACGAGATGTTGAAGCGATGAACTTCTTCATTGTGATAAGTAATCTTCTTACATTGATTCTATCTAATGCTGAAGCCTTATCTTGCAATGTCTTCTGTCCGAATGCTACAATACCTTGTCCAGGGAATGCTGCGATTGGGTTTACTTTGTTCTCATATAGAGTGTCTCTCTCTGCATGTGTTAATCTATTCAATACACTAACTGCTCCAGTGATACCACCTCTATTCAAACCAGCCGGTGCGAACCACTCTGCCGCCAATCTATCATTACTTGCGTAAACCGCTGGTAATAATACGGATGGAGGAACGATTGTTAATTTGTTTGTATTTGTATCAATTGTTTTAATCCAAGGATAGTAAGTACCAACATAATTTGAATCTACTCCTTGTGCTTTTTCAGTTACATCTGCAATTGTTGCATCATAATCAGAAAATTCAGCTATGTAGAATGCATCTTGTCTATCTTCAACCATATCAATAACTGCTTGAACAGCTGCTGGATGGCTTTGATAGTTTAGACCCGGTGTTACCACCATATTGATATCCCACTCATCAGGATTAGAAATTGCGTTAATTGCTTTTGTATATGCTGCTGAACCAGATGCTGCTGAAGTTGAACAATTGAATCCTTGCTGATTTGCATTGTTCCAATTTGCATCACCAGCTTTAGCTATTGGTGTGATTGGGTTAGTACCATCAAAACCTTGTTGGAATGCTAATACAAATTGTCTCTTAACCATATCAACTGCTTTTGAACCAGTCATTTGGTATGATAATTGAGAATCAAATCCGAAAACAACGTTTGAACCTGATACTGCTTCATTAGGAATTGGTTTTAAGTATTGAGCGTTATCAATTGATACACCCTCACCTTCAAAATCAAATCCACTATAATAGATTGGAGAACCAGCTGTGTTAGCTGCTGAACCTGTTTGATATACAACTGCAGGTACTTTAGTTACATCACCAGCTGCTGTTTCAATTGGATTTATATATGCGGCATGTCCGAATGGTGCTGCTGATATAGGATATGAACCAGCTATTGCTACGTCAACTCTTACATATTTTGATTTGTTAGCGTAATCACCATTTTGTGTGATTTTACCAGCAGCATCAATTGTAATATAAGAATCACCCATTCTTCTAGCTATAAAGTTTGGAGAAGCAGGGTCTAAGTTTACATTGTTAAATGTTTCAACAACACTCTTTCTCTTATCAATATCAGAATAACTTCTAATAGTTACAGTAAAAGTTGAATAATCAGTACCGCCATCTTCACCAGCTGCCTTTACATTAGAAATACCAACTTTAAATTTAGTATTATAATTTGCACCATCACCTAAAGTTACAAATTTGAAAAGGTCATATCTTACACCACTAATCAATTGAGAGGTAACCATTGGAGTTTGTGCAGGTTGTGCATCAAATGTATAAACCTGTGTAGGTAATACAATACTAGATATACTAGCGGTTGGTAAACTATTTGCTGCATTTTCAAAGTAAACATAAGTGTATGCTTCTTTTGGTCCAAGTGGAGATTCACCAAATACATCTGATAAATCATTTGTAGCTGATGTTACTGTTGATGCTGATACATTCGTTGCACTACCGGTTGCTCCAGTAATTACAAATGAACCAGATGTACCAGTTGCACTTCCTCCAGTAAAACCATAGTTTTGGAATCCGTTTGAAGTTGAGTATAATACACCAGCTATTTTACCGCCAGCAACTATTGCCAATGGTGCTGCTTGGTAGTATCCTCCGATACCTGCAACTCTTACGATAGTAGCTTGTCCAGCTTCTCTTAAATAATTTTGTACTGCGTATTCAGTATAATATGTTCCGTCTACTTTACCGAACTTTTCCTCAAATTCTGATTGAGTTGTTACGATTGTAGGTACAAATGCAGGTCCTTCTTTTAGAGGTCCTATAAATGCTGCTCCGATTTCACCGATTCCTTGAGAAAGGAATGATAAATCGTTTTCTCTAGTAAATACACCAGGGGATACAATTCTTTCTGCCATGTTATTTCTCCGATTATTATGTTTTAAAATGCTAATATTGAGTATGTACAATATTACCTATATAAATATAAAGAAAATGTCCAAAACATAATTTATTTTATTAAACTATACTTTGGACATTCAAAATAATATATTTTTGGTATATTATACAGGAGGTGCATCAGGTATATTACTACCAGATGCGTCAGACCAAGGAAAATTCTTAGGTCCAACTTCTTGCTTTTCCCATTTTATAGTATCGATATGCTTAGTTAATTGCTCATTTACATGCTGCCAATAATGAGGATGTGGTGAATCTGAACCACTTACATATGATTTAACCCAACCCAATATTAGGTCTTCAGATAAATCTTTGTAATCAATGAATCCATCATGATTTAAATCTTGCACTTCAAAAGGAGTTCCTCCTGTAAATGTAGCTGTATATCCTTCTTCATCGGTAGCTTCAACTTTCCAATTCGTACCAACGATAACATCCGCTAAATCAGATGTATTTTGTTTTCTAAGTCCTGTTAATGACCATTTGTATTCGAATGCCATAGTTTTGTTATTTTATATAAATATATTAGTTTTTATTTTTCAACTCTCTAATCTCAGCTCTTGCCTCATCCAACTCAGCTTTTAGTTCTTTAACTGCCTCAACTAATAATGCTGTAATCTTATCGTATTTGATAGTTTTATACATTGGAGACATTTCAGGAACAAAATCAACCGCATCCATTGCGTTTTTAGAATCTTGGTGAGTAAGTTGAGTTTGGTATTCCGTTGTTAATAATGGTTCAACTGCCTCAACCTCTTGTGCAATCAATCCAATATCTCTAGTTCCAGCACGCTTACTATTAATATTTACTTTTTCATCATTCCAATCATAAGTAACTCCTCTAAGCTTTTGGATTTTTTCTAAAGCGTTAGGAATTGTTTCTATATTTTCTTTAAGTCTAATATCAGAATAATATGCAATTACGTTACCACTTGCTCTCAAATCACCACTAATATACAATCCCCAATCAGTAGTATATGCTCTCCAACCAGCTGCGTATGCTAAATAAACGTTACCATTACAATATGCTAAGAAAGACCAACCATATGAAGGATGCCAGAATCCACAAGGTGCACCAGCACCAGCAGTATGTATCATCAATGCCATACTACCATCAACTCTCCATCCAGAATATCCATTATTAGAACCACCCATATACCAAGATGTATAATCTCCAGTATAACGGTCTAAGTATTTAGAACTATCGTATCTATTATACATAACACCAGAATACATTCTATTATAGAAATATGCAATTGGATTACCATTCTCACCACTCATGTAAGTGAATGTGTTATCACCAGTTGAGTTATCCATCAATCTCAAATACGAATAAGTGTTATTGTTATTCGCATCAACTCTCAATGTAATATCATTAAATGAGTTTAATGAAACTGAATCGGTGAATGAACCATTATAATCCGTAGATGCATATCCGTGATTTGGATAAGTATCATATGTTGCGTTCCAGTCAAAGGATACATATGCTAATCTACTAATATATGAACTATACGAACCATATGTTCCCCAAATAGAATATTCACTACCTACTCTGAATGAACCTTGTGCTCTAATATATGCATCACAATAAATGTTCTTACCATTATATGTTCTTAACCATGTAGAATCCTGCATAAACCAACCACCACCATATGATTCATTATACCAACCAGTAGCATTATAACTTCTAAACCAGTTATAAGAATAGATTGTGTTGGCCATTGTCAATGTATTCATATACGATGAACCATTCATATCAATATAATATCCACCATTATCTCTATCCACAATATATGGAACAAATAGAGTATTACTAATTCTTATATTAGTATCACCTCTACCAATACTCATAATTTCATTACTATTAACTCCGGGAGAGTCTGCAAAAAATCTAGTACCACCATACGCAGGGTTTCCACCTAATTCCAAACCGGTATGCCATCCCAACGAAAGTCTTGTATGGGTTGAATTTCCATTATTATATGGAGATTTAACATACATAAAATAGTATGGTTGGTTATCACCTCTTTGTCCAGAACTAATACCAGTCTGAGAGCCAACTGCTGATGGGTCAGTTGTACTATTTGCTAAATCAATATGTCTTGTATTACCAGTAGCACTTCCAATTCTGAATGCAAATGTTCCACCATAATCATAGTAGTAATTTGAGTTTACAGAACTTCGTGAGATTAAAGTACTACTATTAGTAACGCCATTTGTATAGAAATCACCATTGTTTGTTAATGAACCTACGTTTGTACCAGTTGATGCATTACGGAATACCCATGCTCTACCAGATGTATCCATTACAAACCAAGTACCATATTGGTCCGATTGGTAACCATGCGTACCAAATCCAATGTTTGCTCCGTATTTAAACATTATCATTGAAGTAGTAGCGTTACCAGTACTCCATAATGTTATAGAACCATAGTAAGATGAGTTATTACCATTAGCGTTATACCAACCAGAACCATTTACCGTAAGATTGTTTATACTTCCTACATCACTACCACCAGCACTAATACCACCATACAACCAGTTATAACCAGCTGAGTAAATACCAGATGGATGCCAAGATGCTGCCCCAGTACCACCTACGTTTCCATTACCTTGTAATGAATATGCTCTAACTGCATTTAGGTTAGAAGTACCATCAGTAATTAAATAATATGCACCATTTGAAGTACCATAATAAGTTGGTGCCTGCATACTATCTGCTGAATATTGTCTACCATATGTCCAAAATGAACCATTATAGTGCGATATTATTGCATTTACTTTACTATTAGTATTATATCCAACCCAACCAGGCATTGCCGGTCCAGATGATTGTCCAACAAATACAGTTTCTGCACCGACCATAGTGTATGCACCATAACTTTGTCCACTTTGTGAACCTTTGTTGAAATAAAATATACCCCAGCCTCTAGCATTTTCTTGGAATAACCAGTTGTTATATTCAGAACCATCGGATACTAAGAATGTACCACCATCATTATTCTGTCTAAAGTAACTTTCAGCTTGAATTACATTACCAATTGATGTACCATTACCATCCCACTTATAATATGCGTTATCATAATCATAGAATATAGGTGAACGAGTATCAACATATGAATATAATCTTCTATCCGAATCAATTCTAACCGCATGTTGTCCATTTATTGAAGTAAAATCTGATGTGTTATTAACATAGAAATCTAAGTAGCCGTTTGCATTGGTCCTACCTGCTACTATATAGTTTGCACCATTATTACCTAATTGTAAACCATACCAGTTAAGAGATGCATGATATATGTTTGAGTTATCAGTATATCTTGCTCTAAAATGATATCCACTATTTTTTGTAATTAAATCGTTATCAGCAACATTACCTCTTGCCGATACAGTTTGTAAAGTTTCAGAAGTTGCTAAACCAGTAATGTTTGTATTTATTGAGTTTTTTGGAACAGTTGTTATTATACTTAAACCAGTATAAGTTGCATCTGTAATAGCCCAACTTTCCAAATATCCTGAACCTTGGTCGTATATACATCTTACGTTAAATCTACCATAATAGATGTTGTTAGATAAGTGAATACATACTTTACCAGAACCATTTCTACCTATTCTTACAGTACCAGGATCCCAATCACCATTATTTATATATGAATGATTAGTCCAATTACCAGCATATGCGTACCAAACAATTTGTAAATTAATTGATTGTGCATTTCCATATGCATACCCCTCAATAATTACCGTTGGCATATTGAAAGTACCATAATCAATATTCGTAGTAATTAAATATCCGTTTCCAGTTGAATAGTTAAGTGCATTAAATGTAGATGTTAAACTATGATATGGAGTTGATACTTGATTAGTTCTTAATATATTTAAAACACTTGTACCATTTGTATTCAAGTAATAACTACTATTATTATTCATATACAAGTTACCATCACTCAGATTTTTTCTCAAATCCCAGCTTGCCCACGTACCATTTAAGAAACCATAGTTATTACTATTATCACCATATAATTGGAATTTGAAGCCACCAGAACTATTTTGTACTACGATACCACCATCACTATTTCCAGATGTTCTAATTCTAATATTTGCCGTATTAAATGCGTCAAATAAATGTGCTCCAATATATGCTGAACTTAAGTTAGCCTGTCCACCACTACTGATGTAATAAGTTACACCACCTACATAAAGGTTACCATCTACTCTAAAGTTATATGGAGTAT